AAGAATCGTCCTAAGAAAGTCACGGAGTTCCTCTTTGTTATCTCGTCTTCGTGATTTTGAGATTTGTCTTTTTTGTTGCCTTCTTGGCATCCTCCTCCTTCTGGTCGAGGTATTTGGGGTTGTACATTTTTTTGTGCAGTTTCCAGAGGTTGGGACTCCCCACTCTAAACCCCTTTCTGACGGTCGCCTTGTACCAAAAGACACAATCGGTAATTTTATTAGATTTGACTGTATTGTCGAGAACCAGGCACTCATAGTTTTCCGTACATGCATCCATCACCTTTGAAAACATGTCAAATGATGGGAATATCCCAAAAAATGACTTATAGAGTTTTTCACGGTTTTGTATGATGTTTTCCCTAAGAATAAACACATAATCCACGTTGGCACGCAGGGCTGGTGGGAGGTCCATCACATATTGCATCGTCAACATAAAGAAGATATTGTAGTGCCTTCCATTCATGAAGCATTGGCGAATGCATGTATCTTTGAGGAACTTTGAGTCGTACATACAATCATCAAGAAGCATGAAAGCGCCATTGTATGGACTCTTACCCTTTGTACCCACAATCTTTCTCTGTCTCGATATAACCCTTTCTATGGCGTCCCTGTCGTACTCACCATACACAAACAGGTCTGGGATAAACTCACCATAGAAGTGGTTCCCTTCTTCCGTACCTGATAAGACTATTCCTGCTGGTATATGTTTCTTGTGATACATAATATCCTTAACGAGGGTTGACTTCCCTGTGTTACGCTTTCCGATAAACACACAGACTCGATCGTCCGACATCGTCTCGGGTTTGAATTTCCTCAATTGTAGATTCATTCTACAGTAGTGTCCCGTTTTATTTAGCAAAATTTTACTCACATACTATAGGAATGTCTGGTCGTTTGAGACTTGCCGCCACTGGAGTCCAAGATCAATGGCTCACAGGCGATCCACAGTTTTCGCATTTTTTGATGAATTTTAGAAGACATACAAAGTTTGCTATAAATTACATTGAGAGTCAATTTGATGGAGACTCCACGTTTGGAAAAACGATTACATGTCGTGTTCCAAATGATAGAGGTGACCTGTTAAAAAATTTAACTCTAAAAGTGACCCTTGACGACCCCTCGTCTGGATATGAATGGTGTCCTTCTGTGATATCACACCTTGTAGAGAGTGCTGAGCTTCTCATTGGTGGTCAGACTATTGAAAAAATCACAGGTGAATACATTTATATTCATCAGCAACTTCATAATACAGATGACGACATAGATCAAACGGTGTATTTCTTAAATGGTCATGGAGGAACACTCGCTTATACTGGAGATTATACATACTTTATGGATCTCCCATTTTACTTTTATCGAAATCCAAATCTAGCTATTCCAACGTGTGCTCTCACAAAGCAAATTGTCGAAGTTCGGATAAAATTGAGACCTCTCGCAGAACTCGTGAGTGGTTCTAATCCAGAAAATGCCACAGCAAATATCAAAAAGTTTTCGCTTGATACAGAGTTTGTCTTTTTGACGGACAATGAAAGAAACTATATGATGTCCAGACCACTTGATTATCTCGTGACCCAAGTGCAGATGTCAAAGTTTCTGATGAAAGCTGGTGAAAATACAAAGTCGGTTATGCTCAATTTTTCACACCCCGTACGCGAGCTTTTCTTTGTTTCACAATCAGAGGCAGCTGTAACAGCAAATCATCCAAATAGGTACAATACACTTGTAAATGTAAAACTTCAATTTAACAATGAAATAGTTTTTGATAGAGGTAGAAAGTTTCTTGTATATGAGCAAGCTCTTAAACATCACATTAGTCCACCAGAATATGTAGCTGGAACAAACTATAAACAATCTGAGTTTGGCATGTACAGTTTTGCCCTAAAACCGGAACTTTATTACCCCACTGGTCAGGTTAATATGAGTCGTATATTTCATAAACTTCTTACTATTCAGATAGATCCAATTAATGAAGTGGATAACAACAATACCAGAGTGTACGCCGTCAATTACAATATACTTCGTGTTGAAAGTGGATTAGCTGGTTTAAAATTTTAGAATGCTATAATAGTAATGGCTGGTGTTGTTCAGCTCTTGGCATCTGGTGCTCAAGACAGGTATTTTACCATAGACCCAGACTATACATACTTTTTGCAAAGTTTCAAGAAACATTCAAACTTTGCAAGAGAATATGTAGACATAGATTCGGAGAATGTAGCCGACTTTGGTGGGAAAGCGAGATTTAAAGTGTCTCAAAACGTTGGTGATATGTTATTGACTCTTAGTGTGAAGATCAAGCTACCCATAATTTCAAGTATATTATACACAGATCCAAGATTTATAGAATCCATTGGACATGCACTTATTGAGTATGCTGATCTTATCGTGGGTGGAAAAGTCATTCAGCGATTACCAAGCGATTATCTTCAGATTTACTCAGAGCACTTTGTCACACAAACAAAGCAAAGAGCTCTCAGACAACTCATAGGAAAGTATCCAGAGCGAACAATTGATACAAGAGTTTCCGACAAAGACATTTTAGGTAACATTGGAACAGCAGACACAGAAGATGAGTTCTTTGTGGACCTTCCATTTTACTTTTATAATAACCCAGAGTTAGCTGTGCCACTCTGTGCCATCAAGAAGCAGGAAGTTGAAGTTGAAATCAAAATACGCAATCACGACCATCTCATCATAAAGGGTACAACAGGCGAACTTCAACCTGTGACACCCGGAACTATTAATCTCAAAGAGTTCAAACTTTGTGCAGAAGTCGCCTTTATTGATCCTTGTGAAAGACTCAAGATTGAAAATGAGAAAATGAGGGACTATGTCATCACTCAAATTCAACAAAATACTTTTGATGTTGAACAAGCTAGTCAAGAAGGTAATTTTAAGTTGGATTTTTACAATCCAGTGAAAGAGCTCTACTTTGTCATTCAGAGACAAGGTGACACAGGTACAAGTGAGGGTCAATTCATTACCCCATTTGACTATGATAATACCCTTGCAGATACAGGTGGAAAGTACATTCTTTATGAAAACCTGGACTATCTTACATTGGATCTTGACGGTCAACCAATAATCACAGAGGAAACGGGTAATGTCATATTCCTCAAAGCTGTTCAGGCAGCTATTCATCACTCCAAGACACAACTTATTAGGCGATTCTATTCGTATAGTTTTGCACTTGAACCGGAAAAGTGGTATCCCACGGGTCAAATCAATTTTAGTCTCGTGAAGGAGCAAATACTCAACCTAAGTCTTACTCCGTGTGTAGATTATGCAAGACAAGTCCGGGTATACGCCGTGAGTCACAACATTCTCCGTGTAACTGAGGGAACTGCTCGAACTCTTTTTGATTTGAAATATTAATGAAGACTGGATTTGGTGAATCATCAGGGGCTTACGAAGAGTCCCAGCAACAAGCTCTTATGGGGATACTTCTTCCAGTCCTAGAGAGAAGTATGGTCATGGCGGCTGAATATTCCAAAGCATGTGGACGTGATACTGTACTCCCAGAAGACATGGAATATGCAATCAAGTATTGTGTGATGTATACAGTTGGTCAGAATATTGGCTCACTCTTCCCAGATATTTATGACGAAGAGTCTTCCGACGAAGAAGATCTCGAAGAAGTTGATCCAGAAGAGTGTCCACCCTTCGAACGCTACACAGGAGAAGATCCTACATTCAAACAAATGAATGAAGCCTATGATCGCTGGGAGCAGTGGGTACCACAAAGTCCGGTAGAAGAGATGTTAAAAAATGCTATTAATAGTAATGAGTACATCGGAGCCGGAGGGATGGACGATTTCTGAATATAAGTCATTCAAAGCTACAGAAGACGATGAAATAGTACCGATGGAGATTCCGAAGACGATGAGGGGGACGAACAAATATTTGCAAAGTCAAGTATAGTTAGGAAACCAAAATACAAAAAAATTGTACAGAAGGAAGAATTACTACCAGAGTAAAAAAAATTCTATACATATAGTATAAAACTCTCACCATGTCTGACATGACTGCACAAGCTCTCAAGACCGTCAACCTTGTGACCCAAGAATTGGAAACCCAATCCCTCAACGCCATCGTTGCTGGTTTCAGCTTCGCCGCGGCGATGAGCTGGATGGACTTGGTCCGTTGGGTCATTCAACAAGTCATCAAGGTGCCAAAGAATGGTGGTACCCAGTACACTCTCACCGCGATCCTCACAACCTTGTTGTCCATTGCGGTCTACATGGTCATTTCTAGCATCTCCACTCGCGTGTCCAAGCCAGCGCAACCAGTCTTCGCGATTACTCGCTAAGTTTTGGGCGTTTGTGCATCAGGCTCAGGAGAACGATACCAACAAAGATAATGAGTCCAATGGAAACGTATTCCGTTTTCCACTTATAAACATCTTCTACCGTCTCAGGGATGTTTATTTGTAATTTTGGTGCATCATCTTTGACAGCCTCTTCGGGAACCTTTGGTAGACCCTCTAATTTGTCCGTAGAACATGTAATTTCAAACTTTAATATATGATCCTGATTCCTAAAATCATACGGAATAAGACGCCCGTGACTCATATAGAAGAACTCTAACCTGATGTATTTGATATACTTTTGCGGTCCTTTATAGAATTCATGTGTAAGTGGATCATCTCCATGATGGTAATTCAAATAATCAGTGCCATTCATTAGGATATGACCTGTGTAAAATGGTGTTGTTGAATACACAGTTTTTGTGAATTCATCGGAACCCGATGTCATACGAAGAATCAGGGAATTAGGTCCTTCCAAATTGATAGCCCCAGAAATCACAGTGTCGCTGATCGTGGGGTTTTTTGAAGAAAACCCCATAACTTGGTGAGGTGTTGTCGCGTACGTGTTACTGAGATAACCGTTCGTACCATCAAAAAACTTAAATGTGAATGTGTTACTAGCTTCTGTATTTGAAAACGTAAGAGCTTGTGTATCGGAATCAAACACAACAGAGTCTATGCACGTGAGTGGAGGTTGCATCTTAGTATCCAAATCAGAAGCCAAAGCTGTACCATTTGTATAGTTTGTCTCATCGAGAGTGACTTCAATTATATCATCGGGTGCACCAGAATCGTGAATACTAAACGTCTTGTTTGTAATACACGTCGTCAATTGTGGTGTTGGTATGCGCGCGGATATCAATTTAACTTGCGTAACGTCATAGATAGGTTCTTTGAGAGTCACAGTATAATTATTGGCGTAGGAATATACATTTGTATCTCTCTCACCTGAATCTATGTCAAGGGTATGAACCTTCATTAAAATATAGGCACAATATTTTAATGATTGTTTTTGTCTATAAGTTGTTATTGTGTACCTAATAAATGTGGTGCGCCAATGGGTTGTTCTGGAGCTGTCTCTTCGCGATGTCCAAGCTTCGCGAATTGGGATTCTCGTTGCCCTTGTACGCATTAAATTGATGGAATGGCTTTTGTTGGTAGTTCTGGGTCCATCCACCATCCGCGGTACCAAAACGACCGTCAATGCGGCTGGTATCAGCACGAACCGCTGTGAGGCGACCACCTTGCTTGAGGGCGGACTCACGCACATTCATGCGGCCTGGATTACCCATACGATTCGCCTTACCACGTCTGTCCTCTGGGCGGAAACCATACTTCATCAATTCTTCATTATTCTTTGTAGTAATTTGAGCAGCCGCACTCGTCGCATAGGCACCACTAAAGTTGGTGATGCCCGGAGCCGCGTGACTCGCGTACGCAAATTGTGCATCGTTACGATCACTCTTGAAGCGAGTTGGATCTTGTGGCATGGTTTGGGCTGGAACAAAACGCTTAGCACCATTGTAACCAAGTCCATCCGCGCGAAGACCAGTCTCGGATCGGTTAGTGATTCGCATTGTCTTTTGATGACTCGCACGTGGCACGGCACCTGACATACCTTGGGCTCGTCCCGCCATTGTTGGGAGACGAGATGGAAGATGAGCAGTGGTTTCTGGTTTGTTGTGAGTCAATTGACCAACAACCGCCGCGCGACCACCTGTGATATCAGCGGCTGGACCGGATCGTCCTGGAAGTGTTGTGAGTCTGTACTCACCAACATTAATTGGATTCACACGGAACAACTGCTGGTAACCACCTTGAGCCGGTGTATCAGCACCAATACCAAGACCGGGACCAACCATTTGCTTTTCAATTGGAGAGAGGTTGTTCATGCGACCAGTATCATACATGCGATTTCTCATGTTGAGAATTTCTTGACCACCACTTCTCTGTTGACGACCGATATCAGCAAAACTCGCCATCTCCATTTTTTGGGGGATTTCAACACGAGGTTCAAACTCTCTTTCTACAATCTCCTGAACTTCGTCATTATCGGTATAGATAACTGGTGGCTCTTCAACAACCGGTTGTGGTTGTGGTTGTGGTTGTGGTTTGTTACTCAAAGTTCGCCCAGCGAAAATCAAACCAGCAATAGCTGCAAGTGAAATGGGATCGGCCATTCTTATTTTTTAGTAACATTTTTATTAGCGTATCTTTGTTGAAAAAGTCCGTTCTGGAGTTCTGCACGAGTACTCGTTGGCTCATAACTCATAGTACGAAGAGGAACTTTACATTCCATATTTGTGAGTGGGAAGAGGTTGCGTTCATATGTTGGTACGATCACTTTACCGAAACGTGTCGTTGATTGTGGACGAAGTTGGTCACTCACATCAATGTACTGAGATGGAGAACCTTTGCCTCCCATGTATGGAGCTGTACCATACAACATAGTATTTGGGCGGCACGCACCACAGTTAATAGAACTGGGCTGGGGGTACACAAAGACTTCTTCATTCGCTTTCACTGATGGGAGAGCACCCGAATTCTGAACGATCGCAAGACCAGGCTGAAGTTGGTATGCCATTTATTATTACATGAGAATATTTATAATCTAAGCTGGAGCAAATCCGTGTCCTCGATGAGAAACTCGGCTATCACCCGCTGGATCAAGGCCTCCAAACGCTTCAAGTTGAACACCTCGCATATTTGGATTACACATTTGTGGGTTATTTCGGCAAAGATCACCGTTTTTGGGGCCATAGCACCATTCGGCAAATGCGGTCTGGTCGCCTGGTATCTTTGAAACTGGAGTGGTCACAAATTGACGAGCAGCGGCATTACGCTGGTACTTTGGAAGGGCTGAACGGGAACGTCCCGCATCATATGGAATACGATCGTCAAGATAGTTTTTGACACTTTGTTTAACATCTGCGTAGTAGCACGCTTCGAGACGATTTGGTGCATCTGTATAGTCAGTCATAAGGACGTTACCCATTGGATTTTCTTGGGTTGGCAGTTGGCAACCACCATTAATATTTAGACTATAACCCTCCTTAACCATTTTTGATTTATACATAATATAAAGAACACTCAGAACAGTGATACCAAGGACAAATATTCTTGGATCACGCCGTGTAATGTAAATAATGCAGCACGCATAAATTATGAAACGCGAAGCCGTATTGATTCTTTCTTCTGGAGTCTGATCCTGGTTTGGCCAGAACTGGGTAACCTGGTCAGATCTAATGAGTTGTTGGGGATCTTCAAACCAAGCCTTCATTTAGTATAGCATGAGGTTTATTTTTTAGCCATACCTCCAAGCATACTACCCATCATCTTCATGAGTGCATCTTGGTCAATCTCACCACCCTCGGTCTGCATCTTGTCAGCACAGTCCTTCGCAATACCTTCAATAAGATTGAGAGTGTCGGCTGGGATAGCGGTAATGGTAGTACCAAGCATGTAAAGAGTCTGAAGGTACTGCCACGTCGCAGCCTTTGTGTTTGGACTCATACGATCCCAGTAGCTCTTGATGTTGAGATCCTTAAGGAGATCAATCTTTTCAATCTCTTCGAGAATGAACTTCTCATCCTTGG